CTAAGATCAAGTATGTCTCGTTCTACGTATGCCAACCCTTCAATTACCCCGCACATACGCTTGTATTCCTCAAATGAACCACAACTACCGTTGGCAAGCGCATCGGCCATATCATTCATACGCTCACGTATTTTCTTCTGGATAACGTCTATTTCATTCATTCAGCCGCTCCTTGGGGTTTCTGTGTTTGTTGCATCTGTGCTCGGGCTTTTGCTACGTCGATACCCATACGCATACCGTCGGCTTCTTGGCGAGATTTAATTTCTTCACCCTTTACACCAAGCTTTAACATCTCTAACTGTTGTTGCGACTCAAGCTTTGCCTTGATAGCCGCGGTGTTAGAGCCTACACGTAAACCTTCTTTCTCCATATCTGCCTGCATCTTCTCGCGCTCAAGGGCTAATCTGTCTGCATCAGCGGCTACGTCCGCGATCATTTTCCTCTCTTTAATATCAACTTCTTTCATCTTGATCTGCATTTCTTGCTGTTGCATCTGGACGATTGGGTCTTGCTGTGCCTGTGCGTTTTGCTCCTGTTGGGCTTGCGCTTGGTGCTTTTGCAACAACTGACCTGCGGCTTGGGCGGATAACCGAGCTAACTCGTTTTCCATGTTTTCAGGTAACTCAGCTTTCGGGTCAGGTAGTGTGGCACCCATCTGCTCTTGAATCTTATTACGATACCCAAACGCAATGTGTTCAGTGATATGCGCGTTGGCCGCCTGTAGGAGTACCTGTGCTTGTGGATTCTGCCCCATTAACTTCATAAGTACTGGGTCTTGCATAGCCGCCATATGTACCGCGATGTGGGCTTCATGGTCTTGTGTGATAAACGCTTTAACTGGCTTACCATTTAAGATGTCCATGTTCTCCGTAATCGGGTCTCGTGGTTTCTGGTCTTCATCTAATGGGACTAACTCATCTGCGTCTTTAATACTCAACACTTCTAGCATCTGACGGTGTAACTTAGGTAAGTTATAAATCTGTGGTGCCATCTGCGCTAACTGTATCACCGCTTGATACTGCACGACTCGTTGCGCTAAGGTGCTCGCATTGGGGTCTGATACGGGGATAACCTCAACTAAACTGTAATCCGCTTGACGGGCTTTGCGTGAACCTTCTTCGGGTTGGTAGTCATAGCTAGTCGCCGCATGGTCGCGAATCATACCTGCAAGGAGTTTTAACTCTTGCTTCATCGCGAAGTGCATACGGGCTTGCACGGCTGACATAACTTTCAGGTTACGTTCTATCAACGCTAATGTGGTGCCTACGGGTGCGTTAGCACTCATATCTGATATTTTCATATCGGGCGTCGCGGCAAAGCGTCGTGCTTCTTCACTAATTACCCCCAGCAATGTCAGTAGGGTCTGTGAAGGCTCTTTGTAGGGTAACGGCATGATGTTGTCACGCAATGCCCCAGAGGACACATCGACATCCCTAAACTCGCCCGGTGAAATCGGTGTATCGTCGCCCTTAATACGTAAGCCACGAGTTTTTAAACCGCCGGGTAAATTCGATAATGTTCCCGCATCCACCAACTGACGCGTAATGGCTGTAGCTGATTTAGCTGAGTTGCCCACCAAGTGCACCAAACCAAAACCATATGACCCAAACCCCGGTACATACTGGTAGTGCACGAAGTACTGGTTAGGCTTCTTATATACGTATTGGTCGCGCTTATTGCCTTCTGAGACTTCGGGGATTTCATCATAATTGCGACGAATAGCCAGAATGTCATTAGTCTCTTTAAGTAACGTAATAACGTATGGTAACGCAATCCCTGTAGGCTCCCCATCGGTATCTTTATCTTCAAAGCCGGGTAAGTCCACCTGCACGTGCATCTCAAGCAATGCGTGGCGGTCATCATATGTAGCGCTAAACCCAATCTCACGGTCTTTGGCGGCCTGAATACGGTCCGTCTGTATTGTGGGGGCGTCTGAAATATCTATATCATCGCGGTAAAACCCAGCTTCCTGTAACTTGGTAATCTCGAGCTTGGACTTCATCATCCTATGGGTAATACGCTCACACAGGGATATATCTGACGAACCATACGGAAGTACCACATCCTCGGCTGGCGCAAACATCGCTACTTGACGCCCTAATGTTGGGTCGAAGTACACTTTCTTAAACGCGCTACCCGCAATGGGTAAGTTCCACAACATACGCTCATGCTCTGCACGGTACTCTGGCATCTGCTCAGTTAACTGGTAATTCATGTCATTACGGACTCTTTCTGCCGCATCTGACTTCTGGCGCGTGACTTCACCTATAATCTTTGTACGTACTGGACCACTGGCTGGGAAAGTCTCCATAATAGCTTCCGCTTGAAAACGCACAGCCGCTTCAGCGATCATAGGGTGGTGTACACCGCAGGCGCCCTCCCATGGTTCAGTACGTTCCTCATACTTTAACCCCAGTAACTTAATACCTTCGGTATAGGTTTCTTCCCAATCTCTACGTGAGGCGACGTCGTTCTCATAGGCGTCCAGCAAATCTCCGGCTATCTGCGCTAGGTCTCGGTCGTCCATGTAGTCAACTAGGTTAGCGTCAAACGGCACACCATCGGTGTCTTCTTCAGGGATAATCGTAATCTCCACCGACCCATCATCTAACGTCACCATCTCAGGGTTAACAATCTCAATTTCCATGTCAGGTGACACACCCTGCATACCTTCCATCCCCTCGGGGGCGGCGTACAAACTCTTTTCAATAGCCATTATTTATCCTTAGTAATATGCCGCACGACGTGGGGACATAATTGCATCGTCTTCGTCACTTGTTAATCTAATAAACCCACCATTTCTAAATCTGGCGAGTGCCATACTCGTACAGTCAACCATATCGTCATGCTCAGACGCAGGGAACGCGGCCACTTGCTCAACAACTTCTTCAGCCCACTTACGCCCCGCGGGGTACCACACCATACCAGACCTAACAATATCAGATACGGCATTAATCCTTGCTATTTTATCCCCAGTACCCCGATGTGGCGTAAATTCTTGCACAGGGATACCCATTCGTCGTAATTCTTGGAATAGTGGGGTGCCGTTTGACTTTTTTTCTACAATAAACGAGTCAGGTTGCCATTCTTTCCATTGTGTTAGGGCTAATTCCTTCAGTTCATGAAACTCTACCCGCACATTTATGGCATTAAGTAACATAATATGGTTGTTACCATCGGTTAAATAGTCGTCTGAGAAGACCCCCCACGTCAATAGTGCTGTGAAGTCACTACGGGTGCTTTTTTCGGCGGCCGCGTCAAGCGTCATAATGATATATTCGCACCGGGGCGCTTCATCTCGCTCCCATTTCTGCCACCACTCACGTTTTATGAGCGCACCTTCCTCGGCTGTTGGGTTTTGTTGGTACTGTGCGTTCCATTGGAACACCGGCATGGAGGCTTTTGTACGGTGTAGGGCTTCTAAATCGAAAAATTCTGGCCAAAGCGCCTTTTCCTCATCTGTATTTTCGTTAAATATGGCGGGGAACTCAAAAAACTCATACCGGTCGGTGCCCTCAACACGGGTCATGTCCTTAGCCAAACGACCAATCAAATCATTCGGGGCCCATCTCGTATGCACAATAGCTACATTACCTTGGGGCATCAGTCGGGTACGGGCGCCGTAGGCGAACCACTCGTACACTCTATCAAACACCTCATAGTTGCCGTTCAATACGTCTTGTTCCGAGAACGGGTCATCTACAATCAGGAAGTGTGCACCACGACCAGCCAATGCGGCACCAACACCACATGCAAAATATTCCCCACCTACGTTGGTGTTCCAACGCCCCGCACTTTTAGAGTCTGAAGATAACGTGACTGTTGGAAATATTTCTTTATACGCGGCGCTATTAACTAGGTTTCGCACTTTACGCCCGAAGTCCACCGCTAAATCCGCTGTGTGGGATACCATTAGCACTTTCTTATCTGGGTTACGCCCCAGATACCACGCTGGGAAAAATATAGACACCAACTGGCTCTTACCGTGACGCGGGGGAACTGACACACCAATACGATCTTCTTCGCCTCGTTCCATGGACATTAGCAAATTAGCCAACCGCCTGTGGTGTTTACCAACTTTATAGTTGGGGTCCATGTGCTTACAAAATTCAATCAGATCGTCGTAACATGCCTTAGCCGCCCGACGTTTCTGTAGCTGGTCTACTATTTTTAAAATCTCGTCCTGCTCTTCCGGACTGAACTGATCGAGGTTATCAACCAATGCATCTAAATCATCATCCGAAAAATCTAGGCTCATATCCCCAATTCCTCACCTATGTTAACTGCAACGTCGGTCACATCTTCGGTGTCTATAGTACGCAGTCTTTCAAGTTTCTCACGCAATGTGGCTTTTAACATGTCGGTAGACTGGTGAGTGATGGTGATTTCGGTACGTTCGGTAAACAGCCCCACATCGGAAATCTTACCTAGCAACTCCAACGCTTTTAACCGCACACGTGCATCGGGGTTCTCGGTCTCTAGGACTAGCTTATTAGTAACTAGGTGCCTTATCTCACTTGCCTGTCTGGCTACGAGGTGGCCGAATTCGTCTAGTATGTTGCGGGTTTCAATTAAGGATGCTGGGGTTAACTTGGCAATATTAGCCACTGTCGTTTTTGCATTTGTTTTTTCTGGTTCTTTCGCATATGAGGTTACTAATGCGGCGGCAATCTCTTTATCCTCATCCGTTGCAGTGAGGTCAAGACCGTGTTCACCAAGTAGCTTGGCAGTTTCACAGGCGGCAATAGCCCCGACCCGTAGGTCTTTTATACTTACGTCAGGTGTTATAGGCACACCCAATTCAGGGGATAAGTGCATTGTCATAAAGTTCCCACGCGATACCTACCGGTACGTTTTCCTGAATTATATATTATTTTTTCATAGGGGTACATCTTTTTGTATGGG